AACAGATGGAACTGACGCGTATCCCGTTCCGCTGCTCGTCACAAGAACGCCAATGGTTCCTATGGCAAATGTAAGCGGTCCCGCAACTGCCGACGCGCCAGAACCTCCACCTCCACTGAACGTAAGTGTTGGAGCTGTAGTGTACCCTGACCCAGCGTTTGTAACGGATAAACTGGAAACAAGACCAGAGCCTACAACGGCTGTAGCAGCCGCGCTTCCGCTTGAAAACGTTATAGCAGGCGCACTTGTGTAGCCGTAACCGGAGTTTGTAATGCTGATTGACGTAACAGCGCCGCTGGTGATGCTTGTAACTGTTGCTTGAGCCTGTACGCCATAAGGGCTGGTAGGCGGTGCAATAGTCAACGTTGGGAATCCAGTATATCCGGTTCCGCCGCTGGTGATTGTTATGTTAGTAATCGTGCTTGCAGCGTTAGAAATCGACGCTATGACGGTTGCTTGAATGCCATTGGGCTGATCAGGGCCGCTGACAGTTACATCAGGCGGCGTGGTATAGCCAGCCCCTGTGTTGGTAATTCCAACAGACCCTACAGAGCCTACAAATATGAGATTTGAAGCATCCCAAGTGTAATAGCCTTTTGTTGGGTCTGATATAATGGCGCGTTCGTTTTTCCATTGCCTCATGCGAACGCCAGACGCGCTAAACGTGCCTGCGGCTGCAAGGGTGCTTTTAACGCTGGTGTCCAGCCTTATATATTCGGCCCCGCCATTAGCTTCAAAAGCCACAATATAGTCTACGTTTTTGATGTTGCAGCTATAAATGGAAGATACCGTATTGGCCCATACAACGGGAGACCCGCTCACTTGGACAACCGACGACGTACCAACTACTTTGAGATTGCCAAACCCAATTGGTTGAACGTTTTCAAGCCAAGCAAATTCGTCATCATCAAGCGCAGTTCTATTAGGCCGTGTGTTCATCCCTTTGAAGGATTTGACGACTTGATAGTTTTTTTTCTGTTCAGGTGACGCCGCCATGTCAGTACACCTGGCTGTAAACGTCTGGTATCCGACGCTGGAACGATGTGGCGAGAACGTTTTGAACTTTCTTCAAATATTCTTGTTTGAAGATTTCAGCTTCGCCATAACTCTGTTCTTTATACTTGGCCGTACCAGCAGCGTAATAAGGCACAGGATCGGTATAAGGAAGCGCAATCGTTTCAACATCAGACAGCGTAACAAGATCGACGGGCTGTACAATGGTGTCTAATTCGATCTGATAAGTCTGATCAGGCACAGGCCCCACATAGAAGCTTTGGCTTCCATAGATAGAATAGCAAATGGGACGACCGATATAGTTCTGCCAATAGCGCAATTGGCTATTAAATTGCGTCCACGGCTGGTAGCGAAGGGGAACGCGAGAGTTTCCCCAATAGAGATTGAAGTTAACAATGTCGAGGGTTAACGAACCCCGTGGCAGAGACGAAAAGGTATATACCTCTTGGTTCTGAACAACAGTGCTGTTTTGAATAACGCGATTAACGCCGGTATCACGCACGAGCCTGTTACGGGCATCGTTGATGTAATCCGTTAATTCAGCGTCAGTCCAGAAATTAGCATTAGCATCATGCAGCAACCGACGAGTTGTTGTGATGTAGTTTTGTAGCGTGGTCATATACGCCCCACATCATGCGGCTGCCTGCGTCCCTTTTCCCCGCTCCCGTTTTTCAAGAACAGGAACGGGGAATTGGCCTACCGCTGGGGACGTTGCGCGATAGTCCTGTGGCCGCTCTGTGGTAATCTCAAACTTCTGAAGTCGTTCAAGAGCCTGCGGCAAATCATTCGAGTCTTTGGTCCAGCCGTGGCGAACCACAAACTCAAACTTGTCGCCTAAGCCGTAACCAAGAACGTTTTGAGCTACATCAAATGACACTTCCACCGGTTTAGATGGGGGGAAAACATAAATCTTCCCATGCCACATAGCAGACAGCTCAACGTCCGTTCTGTTTACGACCCAGACATTTTCCATCAAAACGTCACCACATCACCGTAAACGGAAATGAACGCCTGCGAGTTTGCTACCGCTGTTGTTACGTTTACAAACAACACATTCGCCGTGTAGCACACTTTGGCTGTGTCGGTGTTAAGCGTCAGATCAACGAAGCTCAGACCGTTGGTGAGATTGGTAAGCGTTGTAGAGTTTGCAACCAAGTTAGCGCCATCGTTAGTGGTGCCAACCGTGATCACGGCAGTTGCTGCGCTAGGGACTGCACCCCCTGCACTATTCGACAAGTTAGCGACCGTGATACGGCGGATGATATATTCCGTCGTACCAGCGCCACCACCGGACAAAATAGGCAACGCAACAACCGCATTCGCTGAAGTTCCAAGCGAGAACGGAGCTCTGATCGTAGCAATACGCTTAAAACCAAAGCCGTCTTGCGTTTCAGAGCCGACGCGATTTGCATTAGCCATAAGTCACCTCACGAAGCGTTGTAGGTGCCCGTAGCAGCCTGACCACCGTTGACGGTGAACAGCGTCACTGTCTGGGTGCCCGTGGTGGCATTAGCGCGAACGTTATATCCGTCCGAGACAAGAACCGGGGCAACAGTGTTAGCCGCAACAAGCGTGGTCCAAGCGTTCGCACTACCGGTGTAGTAGTTGAACTCAATGGTCACGTTTGCCGTTGACGGGTAAACGTAAAGACCAGCCGGGACATACTGAGAGCTGATCATTGCGGTTGCGTTGCCAGCGCCGACGTTAGAGATAACGACGGGCTCAAAGTACGCTGCCGGGGTATTAGCGGTAGCGTTGGCAAGAATGATCTTGTTAAGAGCAAGAGCCATTGGGCGATCTCCTTAGAGGCTGAGAGAATTGTAGCCCGTAACCTTAGTCATAGACTTTGGCTTCGTGCTGACAAGCTCTGCAATGTTGATGACCGCGCCGACGTAGCCAATCTGCCAGTTAGGCAGGGTCGACTCAAAGCCGGTAAACACAAACTGGCCCTGCTCATGGATATAGAGCGACAGGTAGTTGGTGTTCAGGAGGTACAGTGTACCTTCGGGGCAGTACGGATCGGGATAGATCGGAACGCCAGCAACCATGAGGGCGCGGAACGCGGCCTGCGGTCCGTTCGAATCGCCATCAAACCCGTGACCGGGGGTGATGACATACTGTTCCTGACCGACGTAATCCTGCGCGAGCAGGGTCCAGGTGCCAAATCCGCAAACGCCAAACGTGGGCACTTCCGCGCCGTACTTGACGGTGCCGGAAATGTACTGAAGGACGTTCTGACGAGTCGGGTTAACCGAACCAGCCGCGTAGACTTTCGAACGCCACCAAGGATTGACGGTCGAAGAACGGGTGATGTTGCCGTAAGTAGCAGTACCCGTGCCGTCATCCACCGCAGCCGGAAGACCGGTGAACTGCTGGGTGTTTGTGGTGTTGGTGTAGAGAGCCGTCGCCATCGCATCCATCATCACGTTGGTCGCATCGTTCATGCGAGCTTCAATGAGGGGGATGATAGCGTGGTCCTGCTGAACAGCGCCTTCCATGCCCAGGAAAGGCACGGGAGCGATCATCAGCTTCAGGGTGAATTCAGCATTGTAAGCACCCTGCTGAACGGACGGCTGCTGGAACGAGCCGCTGTAGTCCGACCACTGAGCATTTACAAACTGCGCACCCTGTACAGGCACCGTCACGGAGGACACACCGCCTGTAGCCGTCTGGCTATTAGCAATGAGCGCCGCCATGAGCGGAGTTGAGTTGTAGATTTGCACGACCATCTTAGGGATGAACGCGCGACGAGTAACGTACGTCAGTTCTGTGAACTGGTTGCTACTCGTAGCGGGGAGAATGCCGCCACCGATTGCCATAGTTTACCTCATCGTTTTCAAAGTGACACTTGTCCCCGTCACACGCTCAAAGACCAATTGGCCTTGGATTTTTGCGAAGTTCATTCAGCGCTTCCGCCGCAACTTCACGCGCAGCCCTCACATGATTGCCACCCATAAACCTTTTCAGGGTATTGTGGGCACTCTCATCAATCACGTTTCGGCTGAACACCTTTGGAGCGGTAGGCGTTGCCGCCTGACGCATCCAATTGTAATAGTCTGCGGCAGACTCATGAGAAGTAATGCCTTTTTCAAGCATGATCTTTTCAATCTCCGCAATATCCTCTTCCTTAACGCCTTTGCCGCGAACAAGCTTGCTGCGACGACGCTCTAGCTCTTCCAACGCATCTCTTTCACGAAGCTTGCCTTCAAGCTGTTCCATGCGAGACTGAGCTAGTTCAAACCGAGAAGACATATCGTCCTTAAGGTCAATCTCACCGATTGGCATGTTTGGACGAGCGGTCTTGGTCAGGCGAAGAAAAGATTCACGGGTTGCCGGATTATCAGCCAGCTCCCGTGCGAGGGCCGCGAGTTCATCGCGGGCTTCAGGTGTAAGGTCTTCGAGCGAAGCCATATGTGTCCCCTTTTAGCTTCAGATGACTTTCTTGCCGTCACCAGGCGGTACAATCTTGTACTGGTTCTTGGGACCAGTCTTAGAAGCACCAGAAAGGCCACCAAGGTGCGCAAAGCGCGGGGTATTGGTGATCTGACCATTCTGCTGCTGATCAGTGGTAGGATTGCGGGGCTTAGAAGCACCGCGAGGCTTAAACACGTCCATTGTAGTCTCCTTACATCGGTGACGGTGCACCGCCAGGTGGCATACCCGGTGGCATTGCGGGAGGCCCGCCCGCCGGGGCACCGCCCGGCGCAGCAGCGGGAGGCTGCGGACCCATAAGCCCAAGGTTCGGAGGTCCGCCAGAAATCGCGCGCGATACCGGAGAGCCACCGCCCGCCTGGGGCAAATTCTGAAGGAGCTGAAGGATTTCGGCGCTTTGAAGCTCGTTGGTCTTTTGCTTCTTGGGGCCGAGAACGGAAGAGAGTTTGCCAAGCGCGGACATGAGGCTCTGACCTTCAGGGGTCTCAGAACCAATGGCCGGGAGAGATTGTTCAATCAGATCAAGAGCCATGCTCACATTGATCATTGCCGCTTCCCTCTGGCCCTGCTTAGGTTCGGGCGTAGACATCGGGGAAGGCATGGGTGGAGGCGTCATAGCTGGACCGGCCCCAGGAGGCGGAGCGCCGTCCTGTTGGCTTTGCATCAGAGCCATAATGTCCTGGTCTGCCATGTGGTTTACCTCAATTTACACATAGTTGCCGTACAATGCGGACAAATGTCAAGGGAGGGGTACTTTTTAGTTCCGCCCACTCCTCGGAACGACTCATGGTCGCTATACGGGACTAACCCGTATGTTAGTTAGCGACGAGCCTTACGACCCTTGCGACGCATGTGCGCCTCCATAGCTAGAGGGGTGGACGGTGAAGTAATGAGCGCCCGCTACGCGAGAACCCATTAGCGCTTGGACTTACGACCCTTACGACGCATTTGCGCCTCCTGCTGTTTGTGTGACCGTCCCCAAAACTGGTTACTTCCGGCGGCTACGACGAGACCGCTTTACGGATTTGTACATTACGCTCTCCTCATAAGTCTATCAGGGCGCGTCGTTGGACGGCCCGCTAGATTTTTAACATTGGAGACACGGTATTGCATAGAGGCAGACTTTTCAGCCATTGCCACATCTCGGCCAGTAGCGCGAGGTTGATCACCAACTCTAACTTGGCCTTGACTAGCCATCGGCCTTTTTCCCTGGTTGAGGCGGCGCGGGAGGCTGACTGGCCTTCATCTGTTCGGCCTTCTTCAGCTTTTCCTTGAGCATCTGCTTCATTGGTGGATCGAGCATATCTATCAAAGATTCCTTGTCAATAGCCTGCGCCTTAAAGAGGTTGAAGGCTAGAGAACGTAGGTCTTCCATAAAGATTGGGCTGTTCGAATGTGCGTCTACCTTGACCACATATTGCCGGGTAAATTGTTCAGCTATGAACTTTTGGCCTTCAATGTCTTTGAAGTGAGTGGCATCATAAGCTTGCATAAGCTTGAGATAAAGAGTTGCTATTTTT